TTATTTAGAAATGATTAAAGAGAGAGATTACAAATGATTTTTAAAGCACAAACAGAATGGGTTAAACCTACAGAGTTTCCAGACCTACGTCACGCAGATGAGATTGCAATTGACTTAGAAACACATGATCCAGAATTAAAAAAATTAGGTACAGGTTCTATTGTTGGTAGAGGTAAAGTTGTAGGTATAGCTGTAGCCACAGATGGATATTCTGGATACTTTCCATTTGATCACGAAGGTGGTGGTAACTTAGATAAAGATTTAGTTATGAAATGGTTTAAAGATATTTGCGAATCAACGGCAGATAAAATATTTCACAATGCAATGTATGATGTTTGTTGGATAAGAGCTATGGGTTTTAAAATAAATGGTAGAATCTATGACACTATGATTGCAGCATCACTAGTAAATGAAAATAGATATAGATTTGATTTAAATAGTTTAGGTTGGGATTACGTTGGCCAAGGTAAAAACGAAACAGAATTAAACAACGCAGCGAAAGAATGGGGTGTAGATCCTAAAGCAGACATGTGGAAATTACCCGCATTATACGTAGGTAATTACGCAGAAAGGGATGCAGAGCTTACCTATGCTTTATGGAGAGTTATGCAAAAAGAAATTAGCAGTCAGGATCTAGGGTCTATATTTGATTTAGAGACAGATTTGTTTCCATGTTTAGTTGATATGAGATTTAAAGGGGTACGTGTCGATACCGAATCCGCTCATAAATTGAAACAACAATTAAGTGAACAAGAAAAACAATTATTACAAGAAGTAACAAAAGAAACAGGAGAAGAGTGTCAAATATGGGCTGCACGTAGCATTGCCAAAGTTTTTGACAAGTTAAAATTACCTTATGAAAGAACTGAGAAAACACAGGCACCATCATTTACTAAAAACTTTCTGTCTAATCATGAACATCCTTTAGTTAAGAGGATAGCAAAAGCTAGAGAAATAAACAAGGCTCATACAACATTTATAGATACAATCATAAAATATGAACATAAAGGTAGAATACACGCTGATATTAACCAGATAAGATCCGACCAAGGTGGTACAGTTACTGGTAGATTTTCATATTCTAATCCTAATTTACAACAAATTCCTGCTCGTAACAAAGATCTTGGTCCATTGATCCGATCCCTTTTTGTACCAGAATCAGGTTGCGAGTGGGGATGCTTTGACTACAGTCAACAAGAACCAAGACTTGTAGTTCATTATGCATCCTTAGATCAAGACACAAGTGTGTTTAGTGTTAAAGAAGCCTATGATGAAGGTGATGCAGACTTTCACACTATTGTTGCAAAGATGGCGGACATACCAAGAACAGCTGCAAAGACAATTAATTTAGGATTGTTTTACGGTATGGGTAAAGCAAAACTGCAAGCAGAGTTAGGTGTAAGTAAAGATAAAGCTGAAGAACTATTTAATATTTATCATGAAAGAGTTCCGTTTGTAAAATCTTTGATGAGATCTGTATCTAACAGAGCACAGCAACGTGGACAGATAAGAACTTTACTTGGAAGATTATGTCGTTTTCATTTATGGGAACCAAATACTTTTGGTATGCACAAAGCATTACCATTTGAACAAGCTGTCCAGGAACATGGACCAGGCATCAAGAGGGCTTATACTTACAAAGCATTAAATAAATTAATACAAGGATCAGCAGCAGACATGACAAAAAAATCTATGTTAGATTTGTATAAAGAAGGCATTGTAGCGCACATACAAATACATGATGAATTAGATATTTCTGTAGAATCACCAAAGCAAGCTAAAAAAATTGTTGAGATTATGGAAAATGCTGTTAAGTTGGAGATCCCAAACAAAGTAGACTACGAATCAGGAAAAAATTGGGGAACAATAAATGATTAATTATGGCTTATCTAAACGCAAACATTCCAGTAGAATACGCACAAATAAAAAGGGAATATCTTTATGACCTTAGAAAACATCACGGCGAAGTTGAAGACTGCATTATCTTTGGCATGTCATCTATTACAGGTAAGTCAATCTTATTCCATTGTATTATGGAAAACGGTGCAATCTTTTATCGTTTACCAATTACGGCTTTTATTCAACGTGGTTTTCAACCGAAAGCTGTTCC